CGTAAACAAATTACAGGTCTGTTAGAATAAAGTATTACTTAACCTTGACCAACCCTAGAGGAGTCAAACAAAATGGCATCAGTCGGAAGACCAATAAACAAGTTACATCAGGAAGATGTACGCAAAAAGATTCAAGTAAGTCAATTACTAAATGTTTTGCAAAATCATGCACTTGGTGAAACTGAGGAGTTAAGTCCTACAAGGATGAAGGCTATTGAGATACTATTGCGTAAATCAATGCCTGATATGGCTTCAGTAACCATAAGCGGAGACGCTGACCAACCACTTCAGCACATCGTTACATGGGCGAAGTAATCGAAATTCCCTATAAGCCAAGGGAACACCAACTAAGAGTTCACGAGTTACTGGATGGCAAACGCTTTGCAGTAGTAGTGGCACATCGTAGATTCGGTAAGACTGTAGCTGCGCTTAACCACTTAATCCGTGAGGCGGTGCTAAACGAGAAAGAAACTCCTCGTTATGCTTACATTGCGCCTACCTATGGACAAGCAAAGAGGGTAGCTTGGGACTATCTCGTTAAATACACTACTCCGCTAGGCGGTACTAACAACATCTCAGAGTTACGAGTTGACTTCTGGGGTAGGCGTATTCAGCTATATGGCTCAGACAATCCTGATTCCCTGCGAGGTCAATTCTTTGATGGGGTAATCATTGATGAGGTGGGTGACCAGAATCCTAAGATATGGACAGACATTGTTAGACCTGCCTTGACTGACAGAAAAGGTTGGTGTCTATTCATTGGTACACCCAAAGGACACAACCACTTCAAAGAGTTGCGAGACAGGGCAGAGAAAGAGGATGGATGGGGTCTGCTTGAGTTCAAAGCCTCTGAGACAGGGGTAGTAGATGAGACAGAACTGAAGGCTGCTAAGAATGAGATGGGCGAAAGCAAGTTTCGGCAGGAATTTGAGTGTTCTTTCGATGCGCCAATTGAGGGGTCATATTATGGAGAAATGCTTAATGAGTTAGAAGAAAAGAAGCATATGCAAGAGATTCCCAGAGAGGAACTAAGCAGAACTTTTACTGCTTGGGACTTGGGTATGGGTGACTCTACATCTATCTGGGTGGCTCAGTTAGTGGGTACTGAAGTCAGACTAATTGACTATTATGAGAATCATGGCGTAGGACTTGACCACTACGTTAAGTGGATTAAGGATAACGATTACTCAAAAGCAGAGCATATTCTGCCCCATGACGTTAGGGTTAGAGAGTTAGGCACAGGTAAAAGCAGACTAGAAATGCTTGAGGACTCAGGACTAGAAGTCAAAATAACCCCAAGGATGGGACTAGACGATGGCATCCAAGCGGTAAGACGACTGCTGCCAAGGTGCTGGTTTAATGTTCCTAAAGTGCAGAATGGCTTGAACTGCCTGAGAAACTACCGCAGAGACTACGATGAGAAGCGTAAGATTTTCTATGAAAGACCACTACACGATTGGTCTAGTCATGGCTCTGATTCTTTCCGTTACTTAGCCCTTGGATTGGATGAAGGTCATTCAACGTGGTCTAAGCCTATTAACCAAACTCCGAAGTGGATAGTGTGATGTATGTACAAATGCAGGGTGTAAATCTAGCACCTAAAGTAAAAGAACTTGAAAAGCGTATCGAAATGCTTGAAAATGTGGTAAATGAGTTAAAATTGGACAAACCCAGAATGGGACGCCCTCCAAAGGACAAGCATGGCACAGAACGAGTTAATGTCGATAATCCAAGCAGAGATTGACGATGCAATTGGATTTATTGAAAGCGAAACTGTTGAGCAGCGCAAACAGGCTCTGGAGGCTTATCTACGACAGCCATATGGTAATGAGGTTGAGGGTAAGTCTCAAATCGTTACTGGAGAAGTTGCGGAAGCGATAGATGGTGCGCTACCTAGCTTAGTCCGTATCTTTACAGGCTCAGACAATATCGTAGTCTTTGAGCCACAAGGCCCGAAAGATGAAGCCTCCGCAAAACAGGCCACAGACTACTGTAATTGGGTCTTTACTCGTGATAACGAAGGCGTGTCCATTCTCCATGATTGGTTCAAAGACGCACTCTTACAGAAGAACGGCATCTTAAAAGCATATTGGGAAGACAAAGAAGACATTACTAAAGAGCGTTACTTTGACTTGTCTAACGATGAGTTAGCAATGTTGATGAGTGATGAGACTATGGAGATTGTCGAGCAAGATACGACAGAGTTTCCAATATTTGACCCAATGGGTCAGCCAGTTATAGACCCTATGGGTATGCCTGTGATGGGTGCTACACACAATGTTGTGGTGCAACAAAAGAAAAAGTCAGGCAAGGTAACTATTGAGAACGTACCCCCAGAAGAATTCCTGATTAGCAAGAAAGCTAGGACTATTGCTGATTCACCATTCGTAGCCCACAGGCAGATGTTGACTCGTAGCACATTGATTGCTATGGGTTTTAACAAGAAGCAGGTAGAAGGCTTGCAGATGGGTGATGCACTAGCGTACACACCAGAGCGTGTGGCTCGGTTCTCTGCTGGTGAGCAACCTTACCAAGTTCAGACAGATGACCCCTCAATGCAAGAGATTGAAGTCTTTGAGTGCTATGTCAAAACTGATATAGATGGCAAAGGCATTGCTTCATTAGTTCAAGTGTTCTACGCTTCTAATGAAATCCTTGAGGACGAAAAAGGTAAGGAAATGATTGAGGAAGTTGATTACGTTCCTTTCCATTCAATCTGTCCTATCCCAATTCCACACAAGTTCTTTGGTAACTCGTTAGCTGACAGAACAGTTGACTTACAGTTAATCAAGACTACTATCACTCGTCAGATGTTGGATAACTTATATCTGACCAATAACGCCAGAGTAGTTGCCGTAGAAGGACAAGCAAATTTAGATGACCTGCTTACATCTACGGCAGGTGGTGTCATTCGTGTTAAGTCTCCTAATGCTGTTTCTCAATTGGTTGTTCAGAACGTGGCTGCACAGGCTTTCCCAATGCTTCAGTATCTGGACACAATTCAGTCTAAGCGTACTGGCGTGTCTGATGCTTCACAAGGGCTAGACCCATCTGTATTGCAGAACGTGACTGCTGCTGCGGTAGCTTCAATGCAACAAGCTGGCGCAGGTAAGATTGAACTAATGGCTCGAATCTTTGCTGAGACAGGTGTTAAGTCTTTGTTCAAGGGTATCCTACATTTGCTATGTAAGTACCAAGATAAGGCTCGTTTGGTTCGCATGCGAGGTGAGTTTGTAGAGTTTGACCCTCGTACATGGGCTAACCAATACGATGTTTCTATTAACGTAGGTTTAGGCGCAGGTAACCGACAAGAGCAGATGGCTATGTTGTCAATGGTTCTTGCTAAACAAGAGCAGTTGATTGGTCAGTATGGCCCTGCCAATCCTTATGTTTCACCTGCTCAGTATCGTGGCACTTTAGGACGCATGGTTGAAATTGCTGGATTTAAAGATAGTGCTGAGTTCTATAAGCCTATTACCCCAGAGCAAGACCAGATGCTCTCGAATCCTCCTCCACAACAACAACAAATGCCTCCAGAGATTCAGGCATTGATGGCTAAGACACAAGCTGAGATACAAGCCAACCAAGCTAAAGCACAAGCTGACTTGCAGATGCAACAACAACAGATGCAGATTGACATGGAGATGGCGCAACAGAAGGCTGCTCTTGAAATGCAATTGATGCGTGAGAAAGAGATGGCTAAGTTGCAACTAGAGCGTGAGAAACAACAGGCTTACTTTGCATTGAAACAGCAAGAGTTTGAAGCAGAAGCCCAATTAAAAGCAATGAAGATTGGTGCTGGCATTACATCCAACGTAGAGATTAGAGGTTAATCATGGCTACACAATCAGAAATCAATGCTGCATTAGGGTTACCTGCTGGTATCAATCCAGATGGCTCTTGGAATGCTCAAGATTACATGGCTCGTAGAGTAGCGGGTCAAGTAGATACACAAGCCCAAGTAGATGCGGCTCGTGCGGCTAATCCATATTCTGCTCAGAACATGGCTAAAGTTGATGTGACTAGGCAAGGTCAATATGTTACTGACCCTACTACTGGAAATCCAGTTGCGCTATCTGCATACTCTGCTGGATTTGACATTAACAATCCAACAGCATTAACTTATTTAGGTGAGTTGGCTTCTAGGGGTGGAACAGACTCTACATCACAAGCATTTAATGCCATTGCAACTCCTGCACAAAAGGCTGAAGCTGACAGATTGTGGTCTATCGAAAAAGCAAGATTAGAGGGAATTGATAGACAAGCAGGATTGTTAGATACTACTACTGGTGTTACTGGTGGAACTACTGGAACTAATAGATATGCTGCTGGCTCAGTAGTCAATGCAGATGGTTCTGTAACAGTTGGTAACAAAACATATACAGCAGCAGAGGCAGCGTTATATAACGCTTACCTTGATGGCAACATGGCTGAGTTTAATCGTCTAACAGCATTAAACAAGTTCACATTGCCAGATATGCAAGCCAAGTTTGGTTTGACTGATGCTGACATGGCTTGGATTACAAATAACGCTGGTGGTAAGTTTTACTCACCAACTGGAACTACAGGAATTACAGGAATAATTAACACCATTGCTGGTAATCAAAATCAAGTTGCAACACAAACAGCACCAGTTGGTCAATTTCGTGAGTTGTTCCCCTCCTTTGCAGAATCTAAGCGTTTGGCTGGTCAGATGGTTGCTAATCGTCCTACTACGGAAAGCATTATTAGCATGATTAACTCTAACGCTGCTAGACCCACTACTGTTGGAGGCATTGATTATTCAGCACCAGAGGCGGCTTTATACAATGCCTATCGTGCTGGCAATATGCCTGAGTTCAATAGGTTGACTCAAGCTAATCAACTTACAGCACCTGCTATGCAATCTAAGTTTGGATTGACTGATGCTGATATGTCATGGATTACAAACAATGCGGGTGGTGTTTTCTATAACCCAACTGGAACACAGCAAGTAGCACCGCCATCATTAAACAATGTGTTAAGCATGATTTCTAAGTGATAAAGCTATGAATTACGAACAACTGGTTGGGATTGTTGGTGGAAGTAATCCTAAAGATGCTTCTTATCAGGACATTATTTCTGGTATTCAAAGCCAATATGCGCCACAGTTAGGGTTTTTACCTACACGTTCATTGCTAGATACATTGGGTGAGCAGTTGCCAGAACAACCTAGAATTGCTTATGGCTCGTTGCTACAAGCACAGCCAAGGGTTCTGCCTACACCCATGACACCAATTAAGAATACAGATGCAGCAGCAAGCGTAGATTCTGGCGTTATTAACCTTGGTGCTAATACAGCTAACACAGGGCTAGGCGGTGGACAAGATTTATCTGGTACGCTTGTCTATAACAATGACTTCTCTAATGCAACTGGTGGAACTACTGGTGGTATTACGGCAGGTGATGTAACCAAGACAGGCTCGTTAGTAACGGCACTTGGCACATTGGCGGGTAGTTCTGACTTGGCTAAAGCTGGTATTGCCTTAAACCTTATTGGTTCTGCTAGTGATATTAAGAGCGAATCAGACGCTTTTAACTTGGCTACCAAGATAGCATTGTTGGCGGCTGGCCCTGCTGGTGGCGTTGTAAACGCAGCAATTGGTGCTGCTACTGGAAACAATCGACAGTTAATTGATGCTTTGGCAGGGTTAGCTAATCCTACTGTTGGCGCATTAAATGCAATATCAAGTGCTTTAACTGGTCAATCATTGGGTACATTTGGTAGTGGATTGTTATCTGCGCCAACTGGTTCTATTAGTGATTTAGGTCTTTTGGGCGCAAGTCAATATGGCAATGCCATCGACAGAAGCGCAGCAGACGTTAACGATATATTGCGTGATGCCATTACTCGTGGTGGCGGTAAACTGATAGATGACAACTCACAAGCAACAAATGTTTACTGATAAACACCTACTGGCTCAATGGGCTAAAAACTTACTAAATGATGACTTTTTCAAAGAAGTTATAGATAACTTGAAAAAAGAACAGATTAGTGTGATAATTAACACAAGTG